TGGAAGTACCAAATAACAGCTTTACTCAACCGATGAGAGACAAATTATCAGAAGCAGTAAAAGAATTTGATGCAATATTGAAACCTAACGGTAAAATTACCTTTCTCGGTACTCCACAAACAGAACAATCTCTCTACCTGACCCTTGAAGAACGTGGATATACGACCCGTATATGGACTGCACGTTATCCGGAACTAAAAAACAACTATGGTGATAGATTAGCCCCCAAGTTAGCTCAGAGGCTTGCAGAAGAGCTTGTAAAACCGAAAGATCCTGTTGACCCTGATAGGTTCTCATCAATAGATCTGATGGAACGAGAAGCCTCCTATGGACGTTCTGGGTTCTCTTTACAGTTTATGCTTGATACAAGCCTATCTGACCAGGATAGATACCCTCTCAAGCTATCAGACCTCATAATCTCCTCAGTCAACCCTGATCATGCACCGGAAAAGGTCATATGGTCATCTTCACCTGAATATGTCATCAAAGAATTACCCTGCGTAGGCTTTAATGGAGACCACTTCTACAGACCTGCACAGCAATTCGGTGATTGGATTGAATATACAGGCTCTGTAATGTTTGTGGACCCCTCCGGTAAGGGTCGTGATGCCACTGGTTACGCTGTTGTAAAGATGTTAAACGGTAATCTATATGTTCCCGATGCCGGTGGACTTAACGGAGGCTATTCAGATGCAGTATTAACAACCCTCGCCAAGATAGCCAAGACAAATAAGGTAAATACCATCCTTGTTGAATCAAACATGGGTGGTGGTATGTTTGCAGAACTCCTAAAACCTTTCCTTATGAGATATCACCCCTGCGAAGTACAGGACGTACGCAATACAAAGACTAAAGAACTACGCATAATAGATACCCTTGAACCCGTGTTGAACTCTCACAGGCTGATAATCGACCGTAAGGTGGTGGAAAAAGACTTTAGATCTAACCCTAATGAAGCACCAGAAAGAAAACTAAAGCTGCAACTCTTCTATCAAATGTCCCGCATAACAAAACACAGAGGTTCTCTTGTACATGATGACATCCTAGACGCTCTATCAGGTGCAGTAGCCTACTGGACAGACTATATGAACCAGGATGAAGACAGAAACATGAGATCCAGAAAGGATGAATTACTAAGAGTTCACCTGGATAACTGGGGTTCTCTTGTAAACAATTCCATCACACAGACTGCTATGGGTATGTCTCCTTCACAGATAAATAATTCTAATACCTCTAACGATGGTTTTATAAGTAATTCTTATTAGGTCGTACTAGTGACCTAATGAAGGGGGGGATAAAGGGGGGGATGTCCCTAAGTTAGACCATAGAATGTGGGTAGTAATTTGGCTCTGACAAATTGCTGCCTAGTTAAGACCACATAGACCACAATAGATAAATACAAAGTCACAAAATCACCAAAGAACTATCTTCATCAGAATAATCTACTAAAATAAATAATATAAGATCCCTATAAGACACTTCTGGGCAGTCTATAGGGGTCTTATAGTCTTCTTATAGATAACCTTATAGTTATCCTATAGATATCTTATAGATAACTATAAATAACCTACAAAAAGTTTTTGACGCAAAAATTTGAAGGGTTTACGCATATATAGAAAAATAAATTTTACCCCTATGCATAGACTTTTTTTGTAAATTTTGTACCTAGTCAGTTATAAAACATTGATATAACTAGGTTTTTACTGGACTTATAATCCAGTTAGTGGGTATTTATGGTCAATTGTAAAGAATTGTTTCAATATTTGTTATTTTATTTTATCGATGTCCACACCTTAGTAATACTGTAACCAGTACTAGTTAACTATTAGATAACTAATAGGTAGCAGTACTAAGTCCCAGTAACTAATTAAACAAATGAAAAAAATTACTTTTGAAGAATGGAAGAGTCATTATTATGATGTTCCATTTATTAAAGAAAATTATAATTTATTGGAGTCTATGGAAGTTCCAATAGATTGTATTTTACCAAGTCAAGATATATCAAAAGCTAAATGTATAAGAGTATTTACTTTTGGAAGTTGGTATGAAATTTTAGAGAATGGAGATCACTATTTTTTTCATCCTTATTTAGGAGATAAAGAATATGATTATATTGGCAAGGATGAAAAGGAGATAGAAAAAAATTTAAAAGATTTATATAACTATGTGACCACCCGGGAGAATTAACAGAAAAACCCTTTAAGCCTCTTAGGAGGTTTAAAAGGTTTCTCTTAAAAAAGAAATCTAAGTCCCAGTAAATTAATTAATCAAATGACTACTAAAACAGAAACATTAAGAGATCAGTTACAAGATCTTAACGACAGTTTCAAACAGGAAAAAAGGGAAGACAATTCTTGTTATTACTTTTTAAAGGATGAATCAAAGAATAAGTATCAAAAGCTGATAAGAGAGCTTCACATGGATGAAGTACCTAATGATTGGAGATATGAAACAATTAAAAACCTTGTTTCAAGTTTCCTTGAATATTTCTCTGAAGATGAAGAGCTAACTTATGACAACTTACAGGAGGCTTTAAAGGAATCTATTGCAGATAGCATTGCAGAATATTCCAATAGTTGTTTATTTAAATGGCTATCAGAGATGCCTTCAAGAGCATACTTTGAAGATATACATTCTGCTATTTCATGTATTGATGATTCAGTAGATTTAGGCTATTTAGCTAGGTTAAGACAAATAGAGGAAATAGAGATCATGGGAAGCAATCTCTTGTATCACTTTACTCAAGGTGAATAAACCCTCTTTAGACAATCCCTTAAAGGGTCTTCGGACCTTTTAAAGGGTTCTCTTCCCGGGAACCTTAACCGCCCAGTTATTAACTAATTTTATGGCTACTGAAACAAAACAAATTATTTGGTTTGATGGTAGAGAGTCAACAAGACAACTACCGCCTGAATGTATAGCAGATTGTAGCGGATCAGGAGATCAGACTAACAATGTTGCATTTTGGGTAGAGCATCTTAATTTTGATGGCCCTGTAGAGCTTTTTAAAGAGCATCTTAAAGAGTATGGAGCTTGGGATGATGAACAATTAGAGAACCATGATGAGAACAAACAGAGAGTTCTTTGGTTATGGGCTTGTGATTGTGATGAAAACCCGGGTGATTATGACTATTTACATTTAGGTACTTAATTATGTCAAAAAAATACGACTACGAAAAGGAGCTTAAAGCTGCTAAACGTGCAGAGATTGAAAGACTATGGTTTGCAGAGGAGACCACTAATGAGGAGCTACTGCAAGCCTATAAAGCTCTTGATATTAAAAAGAAGGATGTTTAATTATGTATTCAAAAACTGAATTAATTTATAGAACTGCATTAACCTATGCAGGCTATAAAAACAAACCAACAACTGTTAATGATGAGTTACTAGACGAAATGTTTAGAGATTTATATTTATTAGCAGATGAATATGGTTACGAACATAAGCCTAATTAATTTTAGGCTTATTTCTTTTTTTTATTTTTTTATTATTCCTGGTCTTATTATCCTTAGCGAAACTTTAAATGAACCTATTAAGAATTTTTTTATTTTGAATTTTTAACAGGTTCTTTTGAACCTAGTCCTAGATTATTAATTTTATGAAACTTTGTACTAATCAGAATATCCCTATCGAATATCTGAAGGGAGCATGTATCTTTTTATCCGAAGGTGATGAAGGGAGGTATATCAAAGACGTATGTGTAGACCTTGAGAGACATTCTATTATCCTGATTGATGAGGATGACTGTGGACTCTATTGGGAATCTTTGAAGCATGCTTCTATCCAATTCCAGGGGGGTAGGTAATGAGTGATTATCCATACAGTCTTAATGCCATTGCCACGCACATGAGGGAGCTAGCAGGTTCTATTGCGAAAAAATTAGATATAAGTGAACAGGATGCCTGGGATCTTTGTATCGAAAAGCTAGAATACAAGTACTCACTTATGACAAGGGAGGAGGATCAATGATTATCTGTCCTCATTGCGAAAGCAAGAACACTGTTTCTTTTGAGGCAAGGAATAGACCAAAAGCACCTTATGTGTGGAGGTCCAGGACTTGTAAAGACTGTGGTAAGAAGTTTACTACAAGAGAATATACTCTTGAGGAACTAGCAAACCTCATGGAAAAAGATAGTCAAACAGTTGTTAATTTAAAAGATCAGTGTGATGATTTATTAGAAGACCTGGCCCAATTATTATCTCAATATAAAAATGGATAATGTTATTAATTTGAACAAGTATAGGTATGAACGAGAACTTGTCATTGATGAGTTTATCAAACAGGCAGAAGCTCAGATCAGGCATCTAAATGATCTGATTGAAGGCTTTAA